CAGGTGGAATATCAGCGTTGTTTAAAGATGAAAATAAGACTGAAAAACCAACTGCAACACCTATTACACCTCAGACTTCCACTCAACCTCCACCTCCACCACCTCAAGAAAATGTGCAACCTCAATTTAAACGTCCAGATTTAGTTGAAGGTAATAAAGCACCAAGTCCGACTACACCAGGTCCAATAGTAAGTCAATCGCCAGCAAAAACACCAACTCAGTTTAAACGTCCAGATTTATCTACACCTTCTGTTAATACAGCAACAAAAGTAAAACCTGGCGAGTTGCTTATGCCTAAAGAAACTGTTGCCATAGCAATTGATAAAGCATCTAAAGAAGTTGGTGTTGATAAAGCTCTGATGTATGCAATTGCAAAACAAGAAAGTGGTTTTGAATCTAATGCTGGAGCCGGAACATCTTCCGCAAAAGGATTATTTCAATTCATTTCTTCAACTTGGTCTGATACAGCTAGAAAATATGTTTCAAAATATCCTGTATTGCGAAAAGGTCCTCAAGACCCTGAAGCAAATGCTTTGGCTGGTGCATTATTGATTAAAGACAATTCTAATTTATTAGCTAAAAATGGCATACCCGTAAATGCAACAACAATTTATGCGACACACTTTTTAGGTCCATCAGGTGGTACAAAATTATTAACCTCAGATAATAATAAAAATGCTGTTAATTTATTTCCGCAAGCAGCACATTCAAATCCTTGGATTTTTTATGAATCTGTAAAACGAAATGGTAAAAATGTACCTGATTTAAGTCAACCTAGAACTATTGGTAAAATTAAAGAAGTGTTGTTTCAAAAAGTTGGCCAATTCCAAGAAAAATATGCTCAAGCCTTGAATGCTCCTTCCACAGGTACACAATTAGCTTCAGCTTCTACTGAAAATGCAGATTTAAAGAAATCACAAAAACAAACAACCGAAGTTGCTATGGTAAATAATGTAAACAATACTATATTACAACCACCAAATAAAAACATTGCTGTTGTATCTCAAAGAAGTAGTAAAGATTCTGCCTTAGAGACACAACAAAGGATTTAAAAATGGACTATAAACAAGCTGGAAAAATAAGAGATACTGGTTTAGGTGATTTAATTTCACAGAAATTGGCCAATAAACAAAGTCTTGGTTCTTCTATTAAATCTTCTGTTGGAGAGTCTTTAAAAGCACAGGCGACAGGAATTAAAGAGAAGTTCGATCCATTGAATATTGCAAAGTTTATGACTGGCGGATCATCTATTGGTCCTGCTATTTTAGGAAAACTGACTGGTAGAAGTCAAAAAGATATATCATATTTCACAGGTGTGAAACCTAAGTTAGATGGTTTACCTACACTAGAAAAAGATAGTATTATACCAGAAGTAAATAATAAACAAGTTTCAACTAAAACAATTAACAAAACGGCAACAAGACTAATCAACAAAGTTGTTCGTGATTCTACTAAACAAGTGGTATATAAATCTGTTGGAAAAACAGTAAGAGAAGCTGTACCAATTGTAGTCAATAAATCTAGTATTAAAGTTGTAAAAGAAACTGTGCCTTATGTGGCAACTAACGTTATTGAACAAACAATACCATTTGTTGCTGAATATGCCACAGATCAAGCAACACCGATGACCGTTGAAGCAGCAGTACCACAAGTTATTATGGAACTTACTGGTAGAGATATGATGCAGGATCCGGCAATTGTTAAAGAAGTTGTCAAACAAGCAATACCAAAAGTTATCATGGAACTTGCTGGTAAATCTACTACATCAACACCAATATCTACTACATCAACACCAATATCCAAAGGCAAAAATAAAGATCCTTTGTTTTCTACCATTGGTTCAGGTAAAGCAACACCAATTCGTAAAAATGATGGTGCAGCTGATGTGGTTTCAAAGTTGTATAATTTAATGAAGACTTCTTATGATAAAAAAATTGAGGCTGCTGAATTAGAAAAAGATTTTGCAAAAGAAAAGAAAACTGAAGATGAAAGAAGACACAAAGAATTCATCAAAGCTTTAATGGAAATAAAACCAAAAGAAGAAAAGAAAGAGGAAGAAGAAAAGAAAGAGGAAGAAGAAAGTAGTTTATTAAGTAATATACTTAAATTGACGGAAGAAATAGCTGGATTAAAAACTTTAAAAGATGTAATGATGGGACTCAAAGGTTTTCTTGGAAGAAAATTAGGTCTTAGTGCTGCAGAAGCTGTTGCAGGAGAAGCCATAGCTGGAGAAGCCATAGCTGGAGAAGCTGTTGCTGCAGCTGCACTTGCTCCAGAAATTGTTGCGGCCGGCGCAGCTCTTTTATTCGTAACACCTTTTGTTGCATCCGCTTATGAAAAACATAAGATTGAAAAGAATCCTAATGCACCAGAGTATAAGGATAATCCTTATGCAATGAAGGTTCGTGGTGAAGTTAAAACTGAAGCGGAAGGTGCAGCTAAAAATGTAAAAAAAGGATTAAAACAATATAAAAGACAAGAGATAGAAGATATTGTTAATTCTCAAGTGGCAGATAAAGTAGTTCAAGAAGAATATGGGGCAACCAAACCAGAATTAAAAAAATGGTTAGACGAACATCCAGCACCAATTTCAATATATCAAGCTCCGTCTCAAAAGATACCGACTACATTACAAAGATTAGGCGCTGAGGAATCAACCGCAGATGCAGGTCAAGGTTCTGCTTCATATGCAGCTATTGATCCAAGAAGAACAGATTTGAAAAAACCTCCAGAGTTTGCTGAAAATGCAGGCGGTGCAGCTATGGGAGGTATGCATGGATTAGGTAAGACAGCTATACAATCATCTACACCTCCAACAATAACTCCTGTGCCATCACAAGGTTCATCTTTAGGTAAAGAAGCAGTCAAGGCAACTAATGAAAATAATGAAATAAAGATGCAAGAAACTTCTATTGTTAAACCGACTATTATTAACAATACAAGTACAACTAGTGGAACTATAAGTTCTAAGGGAGATGATGTTAGTGTTCCAATTAATATAAGGAACGATGAAGACTCATTTTCTTGGTCTTTACTCAAAGGTGTTAGAGTTGTATAAATGAAAAACCCCGCACAAGGCGGGGTAAAACACTTCAAGAAAAGTGAAAGTGTTTTATTCTTCAGCTAACTTACTGAAATAAGACAAATCATCATCTTCAGTAATATCAGGTTCAGTTACCTTAACAGGTTTAGTTCTTGCTTCTTCTTTGATAGTTTCAACTGTGGTTTTTGCAACAGGAACATCACCAGAAAGACCTAGAACTTTATCAAGTCTTGATTTCAAAACATCATAAGTTTTAAATTCTTTATCAGCAACCAACTCTTTAAGAGAGTATTCTGATTTCCAAATCTTCTCTAACTTCTCATCGTCATCCAACAAAGCAGATGGCGACTCAAACTCAGACTTATCATAGTTCTGATAACCTTCAACCTTACGAATCTTCAACTTGAAATTAGCACCTTTCCACATATCAAATGGATTGATTGCTGTTTCATCTTCAAAAGCAGGATTCATTGCTTCTGAAATCTTATCAAAGATTTTCTTACCGAATTTGAACAATTTAACTTGTCCTTCGTTCTCTGGATGTTTTGGATCCGAAACGATATAAACGTTAGCAATATAATTCAACTTACGTTTTTGTTTACGAACAATGTCTTTGTTCGCTTCAATGCCTGAATTCCATAATGTAGAATTGTGTTCACATACAGGACATTGTTTATTGTTTGTTGTCAAACAATTGTCAATTAACCAACCACCAGGACCTTGGAAACCATGTCCAAAGATTTTAACCCAAGGTAATGCATCATCACCATCAACGGGAGAAGCGGGTAGGAAACGGATAACGGCCATGCCATTACCTGCTTTATCAACTTCTGGACGCCAATAGTTATCAGTCTTATCAGCACCTTCGGATGAAGCGCCAAGTTCTTTTACTTTTTGGGAGAGTTTATCTAGATTGCCAGATGTGGATTGGCTTTTGAGTTTTGAGAAATCAATTGTCATAATGTACCTTTCTAGTATGACGGAGTATTAACGGAATGTAACGGAGTATATTCACAGTATGCATTATATACTATTATTTAGGCCATGTCAAACATACATGCCTAATATTGCCAGAGTGGTCGGCCAATCTTTATGCCAGATTCCGATGCCACCTGCTTCTAACCAATCATCAATAACACTTTTGGTGTCATCAATGATTATTGAAGTTGGATTCGCATATTTGCATTTCAGTTCTTTACCTGGAACAAATATGGGATTAAAGGTTATACCATGTGATTGTAACCAAATCATCTTTTGTTTAGATACATCATCATGGTTATCAGGTCTTCCTGTTGAGGAAAGCATTTGTGTTGGTACGTTTGCCTTACGTAGAAATTCTAAACCTAAATCAGCATCAGGTAGTTTTTCTAGTGTTTCAAATTGTTTTGTTGCAATGAAATGAGTGAAGTTTCCGCCAAAGGCTCTTCTGTTTCCAGAATCAGGATCTCTTTTAAACAATTCTTTATATCTTTTAACAAAGTTTGCAATAACACCATCCATGTCCAAATAGATACAACTAATTTTAGGCTTCTGCATGTTCTCTCATCTTTTCTTTTAGGATATTTTTGAATTTATTTTCGTCATAATTTAAAAATGGTTTGTATTTCTCACATCTCATTTTAATATTAGGCCAAACATAAGTATCATCAATCTTCTTCTCCCACATTGGAAAGAAATTTAATAGGGTGTCCAACACAACAAGTGATTCAATAGAAATTTCTTTCTGCATCATCATATTCAATAATAAAGGATACTGACCGTCAATAACAGTTATTAGGTATTCAGGTCCCAAATCTTTATCACTTAGTGTGTTGAACAATTCTATTATATCATTATTAAAGGTGTATGTCAAGCTCTGGGTTCTTTTTTGCCATTTTTTATAATCGTCTTCCGATTCAGGTCCCAAGAATTCATTTGTCCACCTGTCCGTTTTCTCCAAAAGATTGGCAATAAAGAAATCTTTTAACTCAATTATACTGTACTTTCTGGAAAGTT